TCATATTCCTATCGCCATGCCATGGGGCATGGATGGGGCAAAGTCCGATAATTTCTGGTTCAACATAGCAATCTGATCGCTGCTGCTGTCGGCCATCCAGGCGCCGTAAACATTGAAAACCATCTGGGCGCTGGCATGTCCCATCTGGCTGGCAATGAAACTCGGGTTGGCCCCGGCAGACAGCGACCAGCAGGCGTAAGTGTGTCTCGACTGATACGCCTTGCGGTGCCTTAAACCTGACCGTTTAAGCGCCGCATCCCATGAGTCACCAACTGAATCGGCTTTGTACAGGTAACCTACGCTGCCACTTTTTTTAACCAACTGAGGATTGAACACAAATGTACAGTCGTGAATGACCGTTCGGCCATACTCCCGCAGTTGTACCTCAACCTGATACTGCCTGCCTAACCTGGTCATTTCCGCCTGGTTCCTCAAAGCGTCAATGGCTGGCTTGATCAGGTGAACGACCCTGTCGGTACCGGCTTCGGTTTTTGGTAGAGTGAAATCACCGAGTTTCGTATAATTCCGGCGTATGGTCATCGTTCCAGTTTTCAGATCTATGTCTTCCCATGCGAGGGATACCAGCTCACCGTGACGTAATCCTGTGTATACCGCAATTGACCACAGGTTTTTCGTTTGCTGATGCTTGCAGGCATCAATGAAGCGAACGAATTCATCACGTGTGAGCGGATCTGGTTCTATCCTAGCCCTCTTTAGCGGCTTGATGCCGTTAAACGGGTTTTCACTCACATAGCCATTATCAACAGCGAACTGAAACATACCGGCGATCGTGGTCATGTAGTAGTTTACCGTCACCACACTCAACCCTTTATCCCCCGCCAGCATATCCTTCCTGATATAGAGAAGCTCTTCTCTTGTCACAGACGAAACCAGCTTATTCGCGCCAACCCTCGGCAGCATGCTTCTCACCACCGATTCATACCTGTTTATGGCATTAGCGCAGATCTCCATCCGTTTAAGCTCAAGCCATTTTTCAGACAGATCTTTTACGGTGATATCTTTCTTCCCGATGCCGAAAGTTTTCAGATTTGGCGAGTTGGGGAATTGGGCCGCATAGTCAAAGGTCCCCATGCGGATAGCGAAACAAACTGACGTTCTCAGCTCCCCGGCCACCTTCCTGTTTTTAGCGGTGTCAGGGACACCGAGGTTTTCCCTGACACGCTTACCTTTAAAAATGAACCATATGCGGAGTGACTTTCCGTGGTTCTCAACGCCCGTTGGGTATGATTCTTTACTCATTTATCCCTCCCGACGTCCAGGAGCGTTGCAAGTTTACCTGTTTCATACCGCCCGATCACCCAATGGTTGCTTTTGAGCCTGAATCCATGCGTCTACCGCTTTGCGGTTGTACATGCATTCGCTGGTTGGCTTTGGCTCTCCTTCAGGGGAAACGTGCTTATACTCACGCCCAAGCAGCCAGGATGATTTGCGGGCCCGTGTAATGGTTCCACGTTTCATCCCTGTGACTGCCATCAGCAAGTCCTCTGAAACCCATTCGTTTGGCTCGATCTGGATTATTGTCTGCATGCATCACCTCTGCCGCACTCTTTAACTGATATAGAATTCCCAGCTACTGGCGACGGAATTCATAACCTTAATCGCCATTTCAGCCGTTTCCCTGCTGTCGTAACACTGGAAATACATCTCCTGCCCAGTACGTTTAAGCTTCATCATTACCCACATACATCACCTCAGGTGCTTACTACGTTCTTCAAACTCTTCTTGGCAATCAGCACAGCGCTGGCATCCCGCCACCAGTTCCCGGCGCCGAGCCGCTATCTCTTCCCCGCAGTCGCGGCAGTGAGTAGCCGAAACCGCCGAATGGTTGATGCGACATTTCGCAATGGCGGCTTTCCGCTGGAGTTCCGCTAACTCGTTGGCCTGATCGATGATTTCTGCGCTCATGCTGAAACTCCCTTAACTGCCAGAAACGTAGCCATCGCTTTATCAACAATCTTCGAATTGTGGTATTTGCTGATTGCCCAGGTGATAGCGAATAGAATCCAACGGAAGTGACTGGTATACGTTTTAAACGTCAGGCCTTCGCAGACATCCCAGGCGCTCCAACCAGCTGGCCAATCAGCGTCATAAACAGCCTGATAAGCCTCCCATTCGTTATTGAAGTCAGCTCGGCATAAGTCGCGGACGATTTCGCGTAACACTGCTTTGTCGCTATCCGGTGTATCGTCATCGTCGTCCCAGTCTTCATCCTCTTCTGTTTCAGCATCTTCATCGTCCTTCAGGTAATCACTCAGAGACTCTTTCAGACTTTTGCAGAACGCGTCGTGGTCATACTCTTTCGCCAGCATTTCTCGTGCCGAACATCCCGCGCCAGCCTCCAGCTTTTCAGCCCAGTAATGGGTATTGATTCCACCCTCCCAGGAGCCAAAAAAGTCGAACATGTCCGCGATGCGACTGAATGTCCAGGTTCCCATGTCGCCGGTTACGGTCAAGTAACCAGGCCATGTGATAACGTCGTAGTAGTAGCAAGATGTTCCCGGCTGCTGCATGCGCAGGTGGCGATACAGCCCATCGTCACGGATGATTTCCAGACGGTGAAATGCGGTATCAATCAAAAATCGTGAGTCAATTTCGAAGAAGCTCATAACTCGACTGCCTTACTCAGCTTCTCGCCGAGCGCAAAGATGTAGTCGCGTAACTCTTCCAGTGACTGCGCTTCTGATTGCATAATTTCACGATGGCAAAGTTCTTTCACCAGGTGCTCAAACTTGCTGTAATAACCGATACGACTTAGTGTTTCTTTCCCTGCATTCTCGCCTTCTTTGATAATTCCTCTTTCGCTAAGAATCAGGTCATGTTTGGTTCCGGTAATAACGTATTTTCCGAGGTCGATGTTTAGCTTCATTGTTTTCATTGTTAATTCCTCAGTCATTACTGATAGCGCCATAGCGTGAGCGGTAATTACGCAGGCGCGGGTCAATTTCAGGGAAGTGGGTATATGTGGCTTTGCGGAATGGTCGGATTGATGTCTGGTAAATTCGCTCGCGTTCTTCTTTCTCTGCAAGCCATATACAATGGCGAAATTCCTTTTCCTCTTTCGTTTCCTGCGGTAGCGACATTATCCGATCGTAGTTTTTTCTGAATTTATCCAGCACCTCCGATACGGAATTGCCGGAACAGCGGCGCGGGTCATCCGCACCATACAAAGGCGCTGGCATGGTTTTCTCCTGTTGATTATTTAGCTAACTTTTTCCAGATCGCTGAAACGTATTTGGCTTGGTGGATGGCATCATCAAGCGCGTTGTGGCGAGTTCCTTTGAATGGCATATCTCGCTTAGGGTCGAATCCTATTGCCTTCCCAAGTTCGACGATTGTTCTTACGTCGCGGTCATTCCACCACTGCCACGGAACTGGCTGCCCTGTCAGCGAATAACTGTTGCGGAGAATAACGCAGTCAAATGATGCTCCATTCCCCCAAACCTGAACGAGTTTGTGGTTGGCGTTCTTTATGATGAATTCAGATAACCATGAAAGAGCCGTTGAAAGCTCTTGAGTGTTGCTGGTTAGCGATTTTCTGGCTTCTTCACTCTGTTCCATCCACCATAAAATCGTTGAAGCGTCAGGACGCGCCCGATATCGCATTGATGACTCAAGCGAGATATTTACCGAGAACTCTTCTCCTGTTTCTCCGGTATTCGGGTCAAAGAATACCGCCCCAATAGAAATAACTGGCGCATATGGCCCGTTGCCCATTGTTTCAAGGTCAACCATTAAGTGATTCATGTAAGTCCTTAAATTGCGTGAATAGCGTGACGAGGGAAGGGGAGAGTTACTGGTGCAAAGGGTATATCGTCGTCAAAATCCATCGGTGGTTCGTTGTGTTGTGCTGGTGATGATTGCTGCTGTGGCTTCTGTGATTGCCTGCTGGCTGCTTGTTGTTTGCTGTCGCCAATTCCGCCAAGCATTTGCATCACGCCATTAATTCCGACATGAACCTCGGTTGTGTAACAGTCTTGCCCTGACTGGTCTTTCCACTTTCTGGTTCTCAGCATTCCCTCGAAATAAATCTGATCACCTTTTTTCACATACTGCCCCACGACCTCAGCCAGTTTCCCGGATACAGCAACACGATGCCATTCAGTCAATTCCTTTTGCTCGCCAGTATTTTTATCTCGCCATTGTTCTGACGTGGCTATTGTCAGGTTAGCGAACGCTGTACCTGATGGTGAGTATCGAACTTCCGGGTCTTGTCCTACCCGACCAAGGATAATCACCTTATTTACGCCTCTGCTTGCCATTTATGCCGCCTGTTTTAGTTCGTTAACTCTGATGTTCATTACCTGAACGCATTTAGCCTGCGCCTCCTCATTGCCAGCCATTAATTGCCAGTCACGCTGATAACGCTCGATGAGTTTTTTCTTGTCAGTTTCTGTTGACGCATAATCGCTGAAGTCTTTCAGGATTTGTTCGCAGTCAACCGATGGAGATTTCTGGTTGGTATTTTCTGGTGATGGTTTGTTATCTGATGCTGGTATTGCCCATCCCGGCAGCGATGGAGGGAGCCAGTAAAATCCTGTTCCATCCTTGAGTTTTGCCCTGTGCCATCCCTGCTTTTTATCGAGAGATGTTTGTGCGAAACCTTCCTCAAGGTTATACAGATACCGACCGATTCCCCACTGAACGGCAGCGCGCTTCATTGCACCGGAACGACCACCTTTGACGGCTTCTACCTGCGTGTTTTCAGCAGCATCCCATTTGGTTACCCATTCGGAATCAATCTTTATTGATATGCCGCATTCAACGCCGCCGTTGTTGGGAATATCGCGGTATTCATTGCGCCATCCTGCTTTGCCGCAAACATCGTCCAGGCGTTTCATGATTGCCCGGTTCGTGACATAAGCCAGCACCATAGCCCACACTTTGCCATCGCGTGTTTTACCGCTTTGCTGTATTCGCCATTCGATATCTTCAGGGCTGAATGGCTCATCGAATTTATTCAAATCCATAATTCACCTCAGAATGGACACGGCCCAAGGAAATAACGCTGATTTAATACTTCGACTCGGGACAAATTAAGGCATACCCGCATTCCTTCGCGGTCGCCATTATGGCGATACCAGAGAGCTTTCTGCGTGTACATGCGTCTCTGTAACTTGCTCTCCTTCACTGTGGTTGCAAGTGACATGAATATCTCCTTCGTTACCGATTAATTCTTTCATCTGACGAATGAATTCTTCGTCTGACCAGTTATCTGTAAAACTCATTTCCTGCGATACCACGGAAGGTTGATAGCTGATTTCATCGCTTTATTTGCTTCAAGCCACATTTTGGAATCACCAATAAATCTGGCTATTACTGCTTTGTTCTGTGCAGCACGAAGCATCTGGTGATTGATGGCTATTTCATTGCGCATAATAAGACCTCAACTCTTTTCCATCCGTCACGTAATTTACGGGTGATTCGTTCAAGTAAAGATTCATTTAGTTGGAAGGCACCCATGCGAGCGCCTCCCGCGATTGCGTAAATCATGGGTGGTTCCTTATGTTGGTTTTATTAGTAGGTTATTTTTGTTGCGAATACCTCGCCTTTTACGATGGCTGTTATGATATTTTTAGCAACATCTTCTGATGCGCCAACCTTGATAAGGTCAGCAAGTATTTTGTTATTTACTTCTTTCCGGTGAGCTTTATCCTTTGCTCTACGCTCTTCTTCGTCCTTGATTCTTTTTTCTTCTGCTATTCTGGCTTGCTCTTTTGCTTCAGCATCGCGACGGATTCGTTCAGCCTCCTCCTGTGCTTTTCTGCGTTCTGCTTCAATTGCTGCCTGCTTTTCTCTTTCAGCTCGTTCTGCTGCCTCTTTTGCTTCGCGCTGTGCTCGTTGCTCGTCTTCAATGCGTTCACGCTCTGCACGTTCCGCTGCGGCCTTAGCTTCTGCTTCTCGCCTTGCTGCTGCTTCAATTTCGGCTTTTGCCTTTGCTTCGGCTTCAGCTCTGGCTTTCTCTTCAGCTTCTTTTTTTAAGCGTTCTTCATGCTCTCGCTTTTCCTGCTCCGCTTTGAGTCTTGCCTCTTCTCTTTGGCGGTCAAATTCGCGATCCATCAAAATCGCTATTTCATGGTCAGACTCAATTTGCTTTGCGAGAGCTTCAGCTGCTGCCTTAGCTTCTTCTTCGGCTTTAATCCGCGCCTGTTCTTCCTCATAATCAGTAAGAGGCTGGCGTGCCTTGGCTTTCAGCTCATCAAGGCGATCACGCACTGTCTTGCGGTTGGCATCAATTAGCTTTGGAATTTCCTTCAGTTCAGCAACAAGGTCTTTGCCAAGACCATCGAGATATGTTTTCGTCTGCGCAACTTTATACGCCAGAGAAGCGATCTCCTTTCTGCCCTTTGCCGTTGTGATATCAGGCACAAAGGACATAACTTCACGTTCAACCTTTTGAAGGATTTCTTCAATCTGGTCGGCAGACTGAAATACAGTCATTGCATTTGCTTTTTCAATAACAACTAAATCTGTTACTTCACTCATATATCCTCCGTCAAAAAAAATCGCCCTCACATTGGAGGGCAAAGAAGATTTCCAATAATCAGAACAAGTCGGCTCCTGTTTAGTTACGAGCGACATTGCTCCGTGTATTCACTCGTTGGAATGAATACACAGTGCAGTGTTTATTCTGTTGTTTATGCCAAAAGTAAAGGCCGACTATGCGGCCTCGGAAGGAAGTCCAATCATCTTATTCAAATCTTCTACCCGTAAAGCAGGAAGTGCTGTACTTGCTTTATCTGCTTCTTCTGGTAGCAATTCTTTGCTTTCAGGCCAAACTTCAATAAGTCGCTTAACTGTTGTGACTGAGTTCAAAGCAGCCCATACATTTGATTCGATATCCTTTTTCTTGGCTTCAAGTTTTTGTTGCAATGCGCAGATTTCATCAAACCTTTTTGTTATTTCGTGTTCTGCGCTAAACATGCATTTATCTTTGGTCGGAGTAGGGAGCAATATATCTTCGCCGTTGCCGTCTTTCCCATATGAATACCAGCCAACCCTTCTGCCAGATACAGTCAGATAAATTGAAGTTGAACGGGCATCGCATGAGTAAAATGAACATCCCAGCTTTTCAAGTTCTTCGCTTATAGCCATTAACTTGGATAATAACTGATCCACTTCCTCAGTTTTCTTTTTACCGCCAAATGCAATAACTCTGGCGTCAAGTGCAAGCTGGTTCTTTAACTTTGTTACTTCTTCAAGTTCAGTGAAAACCCCAGACTTAATTAAAGCGTTACGAGCAATTTCCTCTTTCATTCTCGTAGTTAAGCGGATTGATGACATATTAATTCCTCTCAAATAAGTGGTTTGCTGCCTAATTTCATTTTCTGGCGGCCTGAGCAAGTCACACCTATTTCACTGCGTGGCTTGCGGTAGTAAATTATATTTGTTCAGACAATAAAAAACCCACCGAAGTGGGCTATGACCATTTTTTATTTGGATTTCGTTGGTGAGCGTGATTAACAACTCTGTGCATTACATCCTCATATTTTTCATCTTCAATTTTTTCGACATCGCGAGGAAATGGTGTTGCTAATGCTTTGTCAACTTTGTCCATTGGTTCTTCATTAATCTTATATTCAGGACCGTCATCTATAGCATTAAATCCAGGTGTTACACCGTTTTTTAATGCATATGCTATCCTTTTTTCCCATCTCGCTATTCTCCTCCTGTCTCGAGATGTAAGACCTCTATCAGATACTTTTCTGTTTTGTCCGCGGTCAGGATTAACATAAATAGTCTTTTTCACCATAAGCATACTCAATAAGCACCGTACGGTAGTTTACTGTACAATTTTATTTTTTGGACTGCATGTATTTTGTTTCCTAACGGGTTTGAATCTTTGTAATAAATACTTCTATTTTTTCGAACGACTTCTTCTTTCTTCTTGCAGCAAAGACTTCCTAGTGATGCTGCTTTGTCTGCTCTGACGCAACCAGAGAGCTTTAGCGCAATTTTTCGCGCCAGTGCTTCATTACTGCGTCGCTCGGCAATAAGTTCTGCTCTGCGAGCTTTGTAGCGGCTTTTTGCCGTACCTTTGGATTCTTTCCAGACAATGGTTACCATGATGGTCTCCTTTAAGTGGCTTTGGCGCATGACGCGTCGAGGTGCTTATCTTCTCGATCGCTGTCTTGCAGCTGCAATTCGCGCCATCCCCAAAACCACTCAAGTTCTGGTCTCAACGGTTAGGTTGAGAGTCCGTCGATGTTAAAGAGCCTGCCAATCTGTTCCGTTTGGCTTCCAGCGTCCTGCTGATGGCTTAAATTTAAGACTTCTTAATTTATTGGTCAAGTGCATTTTTGAAGAAAACTTAATTTTATGGGCGTGAATTTAGTTTGTCTTTGATTTTTAACGGGAAATAAAAAAGGGGCGAAAGCCCCTTAAGGAAGGTTTGCTAGCTTGGCATCAACGACAACGCCAATGATTTTACAGTTCCCATTGATTTCAATCATTGGGTATTGTGGATTGAGTGGTTTCAGGAATTTTCTACCGGCATCAATAACTAACTTTTTGAATGTCGCCTCGTTTTCCCCTTCAAGTTTGGCGACTACCAGCTTTCCATTACGTGGTTCGACTTCTGGGTCGACGAGAATAATCATCCCCTCAGGAATACTCAGTCCTGCCGGGGCAGTCATTGAATCGCCTTTAACGTCGAGCCAAAAAGAGTCTTCAGAACAATCTACCGTTGTGTCGTACCAGTTATCTATTGCACGCCTATGATATGGCTCTACAGCTTCCATCCAACATCCTGCGCTTACCCAACTAATTAGAGGATACGAACCTCTTGGATCATGCCTGCTGTGATAGGCAATGTTTGAAAGACTATCCTCTCCTTTCAACAGGTAATCAGGGGAGCACTGCAAAGCCTTGGCTAAGGCCAATAGGTTTTCGCCATTGGGCTCAGTTTCAGATCGCTCCCATTGGGAAATAGCAACATTAGACACGCCAACCATCTTGCCAAGGGCAGCCTGCCTAATCTTGAGTTCTTTTCTGCGAGCGCGAATACGCTCACCCATCAGTTGTGTATTCATAGTTAAGACATCTTAAATAAACTTGACTTAAGATTCCTTTGGTGGATAATTTAAGTGTTCTTTAACTTCGGAGCGAGTCTATGTACAAAAAAGATGTTATTGACCACTTCGGAACCCAGCGTGCTGTTGCTAAAGCACTAGGCATTAGCGATGCAGCAGTCTCTCAGTGGAAAGAAGTTATCCCAGAGAAAGACGCCTATCGATTGGAAATCGTTACAGCTGGCGCCCTGAAGTATCAAGAAAGTGCTTACCGCCAAGCGGCATAAGCAAATTGCTCTTTAACAGTTCTGGCCTTTCACCTCTAACCGGGTGAGCAAACATCAGCGGCAAATCCATTGGGTGTGCCGCTATAACTCAATATCAATATAGGAAAATTAACAAATGGCACAAGCAAGCTACAGCAAGCCAACACAGCGAGAAATTGATCGCGCTGAAACTGATTTACTCATCAACCTGTCAACGCTTACCCAGCGCGGTCTGGCAAAGATGATTGGCTGTCATGAATCGAAGATAAGCAGAACGGACTGGAGATTTATTGCTTCGGTCTTGTGTGCTTTCGGAATGGCATCAGACATCAGTCCGATTAGCAGGGCTTTTAAGTATGCGCTTGATGAAATCACAAAGAAAAAATCCCCGGCCGCCACCGAGGATTTTAAGCAAATTGATATGCAATTCTGAGGTAATTACTGGATCAATCCACAGGAGTCATTATGACAAATACAGCAAAAATACTCAACTTCGGCAGAGGTAACTTTGCCGAACAGGAGCTAAGAGTGGCTGATATCGATGATGGTTACACCAGATTCGCTAACGAGCTGCTGGAAGCTATCGCAAGTGCCGATTTAACCGCTCGCCAGTTGAAAGTTATGCTGGCCTACGTCCGGAAAACATATGGCTTCAATAAGAAAACAGATCGAATAGCCGATGAGCAAATTGCTCAGTTAACAGGACTATCAAGGCAGAATGTTAACAAGGCTAAAAAAGAACTGATTTCAATGAATTGCCTGTTTATGGATGGAAATCAAATCGGTGTAAACAGGGAGGTATCTGCGTGGCAATTCAGCAAGTGTCTCCAAGTTAGCAACTTTGTCTCGAAGTTAGAGACAAAAAATGTCTCCAAATTAGAGACACTAAATGTCTCGAAGTTAGAGACACACAAAAGACATTCTTTAAAGACAAAAGAAAATATTAATAAACCCCCTATATCCCCCAAAAAAATTTCTCAGAAGTTCGACCCGCTAGAAACAGAGTTGCCTGATTGGTTATCGGCAGAAACATGGTTGTCGTGGGTTACCTATCGCAAGGAGATAGGTAAGTCGATCAAGTCTAAGCAAAGTGTCACTCAGGCTATCAACGTTCTAAGCAGAAGTCTGGAGAAGGGATATACACCTGAAGAAATTATAAACCAGAGCATCGCCAGTGGTTGGCAGGGGATTTTTGAACCCAAGACTCCAAAGGGGAAATCTCAACCGAGGCCGCAGCAGCGAGCTATGCAGGAAAACTTTGCCGCCAAAGATTACGGGCAAACTGAAATGCCTTCATGGGCGCAGGAGTGAACATGACGCTGGATGAAAAGATCTCCCAACTGGAGAAAAAACTTGCAGAATTGAGTTCTCCGCCAATTGCTATCGAGCATACAGCTGTAGAAATTGGCACTGGCATCTGTGAAAAACATGGTGAGTTTGAGCAGCGTAACCGTTACTCGACTGGGCCAATTAAGTTTGCCTCAAGACCTAGCGAATGCCCGGAATGCATGAGAGATGAGCTTATTCGGCTACAGGCGGAGAAGATTAAAATCGACGATGAATCACGTAAGCGCAATGTCGAGTTTCTGTTGAATAATCTTGATATTCCTGAACGATTCAAGGGTTGCACACTACAGAATTACGAGCCAGTCAACGACGATGCAAAGAGAGTGCTCAGGGTGTGTCAGGCATACGCCAGCAAATGGCCTGAGAGGTTACAGAAAGGCGGTGGGCTGGTTATGTGTGGAAAGCCTGGTACTGGAAAGAATCATCTTGCACTGGCTATCGCCCGGCACGCAATTACGGAACATCAAAGCTCAGCTATTTTCACAACGGCGCTGAAAATTGCCAGAGAATATAAATCAACATGGTCGAAAAACTCCACCCGCACAGAGGATGAAGTGATCCGACAGTTCACTAAACCTGACCTGCTAATTATCGATGAGGTTGGTGTGCAGTTTGGAAGCGAGGCGGAAAAGATGATCATGTTCGAAATCATCAACACCCGCTACGAGCGCATGAAGCCAACAATCCTGATTAGCAACCAGAGCAAAGATGAACTGTCTGCATTCATTGGTGAGCGTGTTATTGACAGGATGAATGATGGCGGCGGATGCACCCTTGCGTTTACATGGGATAGTTACAGGAGCAGATCGTGACTGGAAAAGAAATCATCCTGGAATATCTGAAAACTCATGAACAATTCTCCCCACATGAATTAGCACTGATCACCGGAATACCAAATAACAGAATCGCTCAAGCAGCAAGGCATATGGTGAAACAAGGGCATTTGAGTGTTGTTGAGCGTAAGTGGAAGACGGTTATTTATGCAAAACGCAAAGTGAAGAAGGAGCCAATTAAAAGAAATCCAGATGGTACGGGGTGGGGATGTGCAAATCCAATGACGGCGTTTATTAATAGGGCGCTTATGGAGGTAAGGCAATGACCATCTACATCACTGAGCTAATAACAGGGGCTATTTACACAGTAGCCCTTTTTTATTGGATTAAGAACGAGGGGGATCCTGATGGACACCGTTAACGGAATGTGTTCAGACGCACCGCGTGCCAAAAAATGTAAATGCGGAAAATCACCGACAATATTCGACATGGAGAACGGGTGCCAAATCTACTGCGCTAACCACGCCGCTGTGGCGGCCGCGAATTATCGCAGTGCGGTAACGGAGTGGAATAACCTGAAATCTGTTAGAGAGGGAAGTCATGAAAAAACTAACCTTTGAAATTCGATCTCCAGCACATCAGCAAAACGCTATTCACGCAGTACAGCAAATCCTTCCAGACCCAACCAAACCAATCGTAGTAACCATTCAGGAACGCAACCGCAGCTTAGACCAAAACAGGAAGCTATGGGCCTGCTTAGGTGACGTCTCTCGTCAGGTTGAATGGCATGGTCGCTGGCTGGATGCAGAAAGCTGGAAGTGTGTGTTTACCGCAGCATTAAAGCAGCAGGATGTTGTTCCTAACCTTGCCGGGAATGGCTTTGTGGTAATAGGCCAGTCAACCAGCAGGATGCGTGTAAGCGAATTTGCGGAGCTATTAGAGCTTATACAGGCATTCGGTACAGAGCGTGGCGTTAAGTGGTCAGACGAAGCGAGACTGGCTCTGGAGTGGAAAGCGAGATGGGGAGATCGGGCTGCATGACTATCAAATCAAATACGCCAGCACACGACAAGGACTGCTGGCAAACGCCGCTTTGGCTTTTTGATGCGCTGGATATTGAGTTTGGATTCTGGCTGGATTCGGCAGCGAGCGACAAAAATGCTCTGTGCGCTCACTGGCTAACTGAGGCCGACGACGCGCTAAATTCTGAGTGGATAAGCCACGGTGCAATCTGGAATAACCCACCGTACAGCAATATCAGGCCGTGGGTGGAAAAAGCCGCTGAGCAGTGCATACAACAGCGACAGACGGTAGTGATGCTTGTGCCAGAGGATATGTCTGTCGGATGGTTCAGCAAGGCTCTGGAGAGTGTTGACGAAGTTCGCATTATCACTGATGGACGGATTAATTTTATCGAACCATCGACAGGGCTGGAGAAGAAGGGAAACAGTAAAGGCTCCATGCTGCTGATTTGGCGACCGTTCATCAGTCCTCGACGGATGTTTACTACCGTATCCAAAGCGGCATTGATGGCGATCGGGCAGGGCGTCAGGAGGGCGGCATGAGGCGACAGCGACGAAGTATCACCGACATAATCTGCGAAAACTGCAAATACCTTCCAACGAAACGCTCCAGAAATAAACGCAAGCCAATCCCAAAAGAATCTGACGTAAAAACCTTCAACTACACGGCTCACCTGTGGGATATCCGGTGGCTAAGACATCGTGCGAGGAAATGACAATGCTTTTAATTCAACCAGGATTTGGCCTTAGCATCAAAAAAGGGCACATGTTTGGCGAGAAAGAATCTCAACGAAAAATGGTGTCGATACAGTTGCCATTTATCAGTATTTATTGGCTAAACAGGGAGGCAACAAATTATTGGTATACATGCGCCAGAGCAGCATTTAACGACCCTGACTGGTTTGTGAAAAACCACCACGCAGTTCGTCAGGCAAAGAGAAAGGCCAATACGACATACATGAAGGCGTATCGAAAAGCATGGAAAGAACACCGCGATCGATACCAGCAAGATATGGAAAAGCTTGAATCAGAAAACATGGAATTAAGACGAAAGCTTGGTGAAGCAAAACGAGACATTGATGCTTACAAGCGACTTTTTAATGGTGAAAGCCATGCTTAGTCCATCCCAATCTCTTCAATACCAGAAAGAAAGCGTCGAGCGGGCTTTAACGTGCGCTAACTGCGGTCAGAAGCTGCATGTGCTGGAAGTTCACGTGTGTGAGCACTGCTGCGCAGAACTGATGAGCGATCCGAATAGCTCAATGTACGAGGAAGAAGACGATGGCTAAACCAGCGCGAAGACGATGTAAAAACGATGAATGTCGGGAATGGTTTCACCCTGCATTCGCTAATCAGTGGTGGTGCTCTCCAGAGTGTGGAACCAAGATAGCACTCGAACGACGAAGTAAAGAACGCGAAAAAGCGGAAAAAGCAGCAGAGAAGAAACTACGACGAGAGGATCAGAAACAGAAAGATAAACTTAAGATTCGAAAACTCGCCTTAAAGCCCCGCAGTTACTGGATTAAACAAGCCCAACAAGCCGTAAACGCCTTCATCAGAGAAAGAGACCGCGACTTACCATGTATCTCGTGCGGAACGCTCACGTCTGCTCAGTGGGATGCCGGGCATTACCGGACAACTGCTGCGGCACCTCAACTCCGATTTGATGAACGCAATATTCACAAGCAATGCGTGGTGTGCAACCAGCACAAAAGCGGAAATCTCGTTCCGTATCGCGTCGAACTGATTAACCGCATCGGGCAGGAAGCAGTAGACGAAATCGAATCAAACCATAACCGCCATCGCTGGACTGTCGAAGAGTGCAAGGCGATCAAGGAAGAGTACCAACAGAAACTTAAAAAACTGCGAAACAGCAGAAGTGAGGCTGCATGAATATCTACGAAAGAATTGATGGCAGCAAATACCGAAATATTTGGGTAGTTGGCGATCTGCACGGATGCTACACGAACCTGATGAACAAACTGGATACGATTGGATTCGACAACAAAAAAGACCTGCTTATCTCGGTGGGCGATTTGGTTGATCGTGGTGCAGAGAACGTTGAATGCCTGGAATTAATCACATTCCCCTGGTTCAGAGCTGTACGTGGAAACCATGAGCAAATGATGATTGATGGCTTATCAGAGCGTGGAAACGTTAATCACTGGCTGCTTAATGGCGGTGTCTGGTTCTTCAATCTCGATTACGACAAAGAGATTCTGGCTAAAGCTCTTGCCCATAAAGCAGAAGAACTTCCGTTAATCATCGAACTGGTGAGCAAAGGTAAAAAATATGTCATTTGCCACGCCGATTATCCTTGTGATGAATACGAGTTAGGAAAGCCAGTTGATCATCAGCAGGTAATCTGGAACCGCGAACGAATCGGCAACTCACAAAACGGGATCGTGAAAGAAATCAAAGGCGCGGACACGTTCATCTTTGGTCATACGCCAGCAGTGAAACCACTCAAATTTGCCAACCAGATGTATATCGATACCGGCGCAGTGTTCTGCGGAAACCTCACATTGATTCAGGTACAGGGAGAAGGCGCATGAGACTCGAAAGCGTAGCTAAATTTCATTCGCCAAAAAGCCCGATGATGAGCGACTCACCACGGGCTACGGCTTCTGACTCTCTTTCCGGTACTGATGTGATGGCTGCTATGGGGATGGCGCAATCACAAGCCGGATTCGGAATGGCTGCATTCTGCGGTAAGCATGAACTCAGCCAGAACGACAAACAAAAGGCTATCAACTATCTGATGCAATTTGCACACAAGGTATCGGGGAAATACCGTGGTGTGGCAAAGCTTGAAGGAAATACTAAGGCAAAGGTACTGCAAGTGCTCGCAACATTCGCTTATGCGGATTATTGCCGTAGTGCCGCGACGCCGGGCGCAAGATGCAGAGATTGCCACGGTACAGGCCGTGCGGTTGATATAGCCAAAACAGAGCAGTGGGGGAGAGTTGTTGAGAAAGAGTGCGGAAGATGCAAAGGAGTCGGCTATTCAAGAATGCCAGCAAGCGCCGCATATCGCGCTGTAACGATGCTAATCCCAAACCTTACTCAACCCACCTGGTCACGCACTGTTAAGCCGCTGTATGACGCTCTGGTGGTGCAATGCCACAAAGAAGAGTCAATCGCAGACAACATTTTGAATGCGGTCACACGTTAGCAGCATGATTGCCACGGATGGCAACATATTAACGGCATGATATTGACTTTTTGAATAAAGTTGGGTAAATTTGACTCAACGATGGATAAATGCACTCGTTAAATAAAGCCCTGAGTTAATAGCTCGGGGCTTTTTGCGTTTTAATCACGACCTTTCTGAAAGCACATCAAACCAAATACCAGACAGACAAAAATAATCACCTTATCCGCTGTGGCTACGGTGCGGTGTGCTTTGCATAAAAGAAAACCAGCGCAATGGCTGGCTTCGTGAAAGCGGGTGGCAAGAGGTTGCGCTAACAACCTCCTGCCGTTTTGCCCTTATTCCTAATTAAATAGAGCAAATCCCCTTATTGGGGCTAAGACATGAAGATGCCAGAAAAACATGACCTGTTAGCCGCCATTCTCGCGGCAAAGGAACAAGGCATCGGGGCAATCCTTGCGTTTGCAATGGCGTACCTTCGCGGCAGATATAATGGCGGTGCGTTTACAAAAACAGTAATCGACGCAACGATGTGCGCCATTATCGCCTGGTTCATTCGTGACCTTCTCGACTTCGCCGGACTAAGTAGCAATCTCGCTTATATAACGAGCGTGTTCATCGGCTACATCGGTACTGACTCGATTGGTTCGCTTATCAAACGCTTCGCTGCTAAAAAAGCCGGAATAGAAGATGGTGGAAATCAATAATCAACGTAAGGCGTTCCTCGATATGCTGGCGTGGTCGGAGGGAACTGATAACGGACGGCAGAAAACCAGAAATCATGGTTATGACGTCATTGTTGGCGGAGAGCTATTCACTGATTACTCCGATCACCCTCGCAAACTTGTCACGCTAAACCCCAAACTCAAATCAACAGCCGCCGGACGCTACCAGCTTCTTTCCCGTTGGTGGGATGCCTATCGTAAGCAGCTTGGCCTGAAAGACTTCTCTCCGAAAAGCCAGGACGCTGTGGCACTGCAACAGATTAAAGAGCGTGGCGCTTTACCGATGATTGACCACGGTGATATTCGTCAGGCAATCGACCGTTGCAGCAATATCTGGGCTTCACTGCCGGGGGCTGGTTATGGTCAGTTCGAGCATAAGGCTGACAGCCTGATTGCAAAATTCAAAGAAGCTGGCGGAACGGTCAGAGAGATTGAGGTATGAGCAGAGTAACCGCGATTATCTCAGCTCTGGTTATCTGCATCATCGTTTGCCTGTCATGGGCTGTTAATCATTACCGTGATAACGCCATCGCCTACAAAGAGCAGCGCGATAACAAGGCCAGTGAACTGGAGAAGGTGAACGCCACCATTACTGACATGCAGCAGCGCCAGCGTGATGCTGATGCACTCGATGCTAAATACACAAAGGAGTTAGCGGATGCGAAAGCTGAAAATGATGCTCTTCGGCGCAAGCTTGATAATGGTGGTCGGGTGCTCGTCAAAGGAAAATGCCCTGTGCCAGCCTCAGCCAAAACCTCCAGCGCCTCCGGCATGGGCAATGATGCCACCGTCGAACTCTCTGCAGTTGCTGGACGAAACGTTCTCGGTATCCGGTCCGGAATCCTCAGCGACCAAACAGCCCTGAGAGCCCTGCAGGAATACATCACCACGCAGTGCCTGAAATAACAGCCTCGCAATAGCGGGGCTTTTTAATGCGTATCGTACACGCAAACCATCGAGAGTCTTTCAGTCGTGAGCCTGAGGAACGCCGTTAAAGGTGGCGACCTCTCTCGGGCGGCGTTCCTGTACGACAGGCTCACACCTAAAGGAAAACAGCATGAAAAAATCAGTAGACAGCACAATCCCCCGGTCTGGCTATATTCGTCGCTTTCGCATGCCGGAATTACTGGGCGTTTCCATGCCTACTATTGATCGCTGGGTGAAAAACGGCACATTGCCACGCCCGGTAAAACTCACCAATAACGTGACCGTCTTTGATGCGGTAGAGATTAACAACTGGCTGGCAGAGCGTCGGGGAAAGGCGGCGTAATGGAATAGTGGAACTGAAGAGTTCATTAAGGACTGATAGGGCATTACAGAGCCACTTCAAGAGGTGGCTCGATAATGTCACTAAGAGGAAAAATTCATGGCAAAACCGGACTGTGATTTCGTCGAATAAGAATGGTGACCATAAAACAGAGTCACCACAGATTATTTACCCGCGCGCTTCGCGACCAGGCTCATCTTCATTAACGCGATAACGCCAATATCGTTCAGGCTTAACCCAAACCACTTTATCACCGCTTACTTTGCGGAATTGGGTAATGACAGGTGTAGATAAAACAAGATTACCATCAGCATTTTCTTTCAGAAACTGCTCATTATCGAGTTTGACTAAATAATCAACTACGTCTTCCTGATACAGGCAACCGTCATATTCTAACTGAGCCATCATCCACTTCATCACGTCTGTAAGAGACAACTTGAGTGCGTTTGGGTTTACGGCTTTGGGTTGGTAGCAGTCAGTGATTCTTCTGGAAATCTGGCTCTTTCTTGCTTCCTTCCTGAAAACCACTGACACCAGTAATCACCAACAAAAACATCAAAGCTGTTTATGATTGGCTCCTGAACAGCCATCGCCGGGCCGCCTGAAACCAAATAAACAATGTCGCCGATTTTAAATTTAGGGGTACGTGGATTTTTTGACATAAAGCTTCCTTTTTAAGAGAGAGATACATGGCACTCACCGACAAACAAGAAATGTTCTGTCGCGAGTACCTCATCGATTTAAACGCCACGCAAGCGGCTATTCGGGCGGGGTACAGCGCAAAGACAGCTAACCGTACCGCATCCGAAAACCTGTCAAAACCTGACATCAAGTTAAGAATCGCCGAACTGAAAGCGCAACGCAATGATCTTGTTGGTATTAATGCAGAATATGTACTTAATCGCCTTATTGAAATCGACCAGATGGATGTGCTTGACATTCTCCTGCAAAACGGTGAGCTAAAACCCATCAAAGACTGGCCTAAGGTATGGCGCACAACGCTATCAGGAATGGATGTCGTGGAGATGGTATCCGCAGATAGCGCCGCACTTCTGAAGAAAATCAAATGGCCTGATAAGGTTAAAAATCTTGAATTGCTTGGGCGTCATGTTTCTGTTCAGGCGTTTAAAGACAACGTCAAAAATGAAGTTACTGGCGCTGATGGAGGACCAGTCAGAACAGAAATTACCAACTTAACGCCGGAGCAGGCTGCAGAGGCGTATAGAAAAATGATGGGCTAAGTATGCCGTTACCATTTCCCTTCGATTTTAAACATCCTGATTACCAGATGGTTTTTGAATGGCGGATGGAACGCCTACAGCGCATTCGCCAGAATCCTGAAATATTGCCTGCACTAAAACAGTTTTACCGAACCAATCCGGCTCAGTTCATCATCGACTGGGGCATGACAACGGACCCACGTAACATCGATTATGGCCTGCCGGTGACCATTCCGTTTTTACTCTTCCCTAAGCAGGAGGAGTGGATCCACTGGATTATGGAACGCTGGGGCAATCGGGAGAATGGTATTACCGAAAAATCCCGTGAAATGGGGCTCAGTTGGACCGCGATCGGACTGGCCTGCTCGCTTTGTCTCTTCAACAAAGAAATGGTTATCGGTTTCGGCTCCCGTAAAGAGGAATACGTCGACAGCACCGGTGACCCGAAAGCATTGTTCTGGAAGGCGCGCAAGTTCGTGGAAACACTACCTGTAGAGTTTCGCGGTTCGTGGAGCGAGAAGAAGCACGCGCCATATATGCGTGTTGAGTTTCCTGAAACTGGTGCCGTTATCAAAGGCGAGGCTGGCGATAATATTGGTCGTGGTGACCGTACCACGCTTTATCTGGTTGATGAGGCTGCATTCCTTCAGCGTCCTCTGCTGATTGATGCGGCGTTGTCACAAACCACCCGCTGCCGTATCGACCTGAGTTCGGTTAACGGCATGGCGAACCCGTTCGCGCAGAAGCGTCACGGCGGGAAGATACCGGTATTCACATTCCACTGGCGAAATGACCCGCGCAAGGATGAAGAGTGGTATCGCAGGGAATGCGAGAAAATCGATAATCCGGTGGTGGTGGCACAGGAACTTGATCTGAACTACAGCGCATCAGCGGAAGGCGTCCTGATTCCATCCGAATGGGTACAGGCTGCCGTTGATGCGCATATCAAACTGGGGATCCAGCCAACAGGCAAACGACTTGGCGCGATGGATGTCGCCGACGAAGGCAGGGACAAAAATTCCTTTTCCACCCGTCATGGCTTCCTCCTGGAGAATGTGCGGGAATGGTCCGGTGTGGGCAGCGACATTTATCAGTCCGTCGAGAAGGTCTTCGGCTTTTGCGAACAGGACGATCTTGAAGAGTTTCGCTTTGACGAGGACGGGCTGGGCGCTGGCGTTCGCGGCGATGCACGCGCTATCAACGAACTGCGTAACGCTGCGCGCCGACCGTCAATACTCGCCACACCGTTTCGTGGTAGCGGCGCGGTATTTGATCCGGACGATGAAGCGGTGCGCGGGGACAACGGACAGGCCGCACGCCTGAACAAGGACTTCTTCGCCAACGCCAAGGCCCAAAGCTGGTGGTGGCTACGCAAGCTTTTCCAGAACACCTATCGCGCCGTGGTTGAGGGCATGGCCTACAACCCGGACGAAATCATCTCAATCAGCAGTAGCATGGCGCTCAAAGATAAACTCATCATCGAGCTTTCGCAGCCGACCTATTCCATTAATGGTGTGGGAAAAATCGTTATTGATAAACAGCCTGATGGAACCCGGTCGCCAAACCTTGCCGACTCGGTGATGATCAGCTACGCGCCAATGAATTCAGCCCTGAACATCTGGGAGCTGCTAGGGAGACAGGCCTGATGGCACGAAACAAACAAGCCACGCGGCGAACGGCACAGGCCACCGCTGATGGATATGAGAACTTTGTCGCCCGCGTGGGGATGCAGACGCCTAACCAGCACTCAGCATCGACCTACCGGGCTAACTTCACCAGCCGCAACCGCATGCTGGTGGAATGGTCCTATCGTTCGTCCTGGATCATCGGCGAAGCGGTCGACGCTATCCCGGATGATATGACCCGCAAAGGCATTCGCATCACTTCGGAAATTGATGCAAAAGATCGCGGCATTCTCGAATCACAACTTGATGAGTTGCAGATCTGGGATGCGCTGAACGACGTGCTGAAATGGTCTCGCCTCTACGGCGGCGCGGTCGGCTTCATCATGATCGAGGGGCAGGCACCAATGACCCCGCTGCGGCTCGAAACCATTGGAGAAGGCAAGTTTAAGGGCATTCTCCCGCTCGACCGCTGGATGATTAACCCGGCCCTGACCCGCCGCATTAAAGAGATGGGGCCAGATCTCGGCAAACCTGAGTTTTACGACGTGGTGACCACTGCAACGGGCATCCCGGCCTGGCGCATCCATCACAGCCGCCTGATTCGCTTCGATGGCATCACGCTGCCATTCCAGCAGAAGATGACCGAGAACGAATGGGGAATGTCGGTTGTAGAGCGAATCTGGGATCGGCTTACTGCGTTCGACAGCGCCACTGTCGGAGCGGCTCAGCTGGTCTACAAAGCGCATCTGCGCACCTACAGCGTGGAGAAGCTGCGAGAGCTTATCGCACTTGGTGGCCCCGCGTTCGAGGCGTTGCTGAAGAACATCGACCTGATCCGCCAGTTCCAGAGCAATGAAGGCATGACGCTCATGGACTCGCGGGATAAGTTCGAAACCCACCAGTACAGCTTTAGTGGTCTGGATGACATTCTTTCGCAGTTTGCTGAGCAGATCAGCGGTGCCGTTGGTATCCCGCTGGTACGCCTGTTCGGTCAATCCCCGAAAGGCTTCTCTACTGGTGATGCAGACCTCGCCAACTATTACGACCGGGTGAGCTCATTGCAGGAGCGCCGCTTACGGCTGCCGATGCGCCGGATACTGGACATTATGCACCGCTCGGAACTCGGAAATCCGCTGCCGGACGATTTCACGTTTGAGTTTAACCCGCTATGGCAAATGTCAGACGTTGACCGATCAACGGTGGCCGTAAACACCACCAACGCGATCAGTACCGCGCTGGGCGACGGATTGATGACGCGTAAGGCGGCGATGACCGACCTGCGCGAAAACTCTGACGTCACCGGCATCGGGGCATCCATTACCGACGAGGACATAGAGAATGCCGAAGACGAAGCGCCGCCAGGCATCGGCGAACTTGGCGACAAACCGCCAGAGTCGCCAGGCGGAGATCCGATATCGAACGAGCCTACGGCAGATAGCGCGGGCGGTCGGGGACATCGTAAATGGTCGCTACGATGGTTCAAATGACAGTATCACGGAAATTATTGAGGCGCTGGAACGCTACAGTGAAATCATCACCCCCTGGGCGACGAAGGTAGCTGAGAACTTTACCGCCGACATTGCACGCCAGAATGAAAAGCAGTGGCGTCAGCACAGCCGGAACATCAGCTCAGAGCTGCGCAACATGGTCGACCGCGCCCCGGTAGGCCAAGTGATGAAATCCATCGTCGCTGAGCAAATTAAGTACATCAAATCGCTGCCTCTTGAGGCCGCCGATCGGGTGTATGACATTCAGAACAAAGCCATCGAGGCCGTTGTGACTGGTGGCCGCGCTGAGCCATTCGCGAAAGAGATAGCTGCGTCCGGTGACGTGTCACGCTCACGAGCGAACCTTATCGCCCGTACCGAGCTTGGACGCGCAACCGGCGCGCTGGATCAGGCGCGTGCGCTGTCAATCGGCTCGAATGGTTATATCTGGCGTACAGCCGAAGATGGCGACGTCCGGCACTCTCATCGTGAGATGGAGGGCAAGTTTGTCGAATGGGGCCGACCCCCTACGCTTGACGGCATGACCGGTCATGCTGGCGAGCTCCCGAACTGTCGCTGTTACAAAGAGATCGTCTTCCCCAACCCTCATTCTTATCTCGCCTGAATCGCAGGTAAACCATGAAATATTTTTTCAATACCCGGCTGGGGGAAACCCGCTATCAGCTTGCTGACGACTCTCTGTTGTGCAAAGACGTGCCGATAGGTCGAACGGGTAAACAGCTCTACGGCGCTGCCGATCTGCCAAACCTCAAACCCGACAAGCTCGGTGAGATAGTCGTAACGCGCTCTCCTGAGCAGGTATTCCATCCGGCCACGCTCGCCTCATTCGAAGGGATGAGCATCACGATCCTGCATCCTGAAGATGAAAACGGGAATGTGCGGCTGGTAAATCCCGAGAACTGGAAAGAGCTTGCTGTCGGGCATCTTCAGAACGTGCGGCGCGGGACTGGTGACCAGTCTGATTTGATGCTGGCAGACCTTATCGTCAAAGACGAAAGCGCCATTCAGCTTATCGAAGATGGTCTGCGCGAAGTGTCGTGCGGCTATGACGCGGAGTACGAGCAGACCGAGCCAGGTAAAGCCGAGCAGGTCGATATTACCGGAAACCATGTGGCTCTTGTCCCTAAAGGCAGAGCCGGAAATCGTTGTGCAATTGGAGACAGAGACACAATGGCAAATCAAAAGAAAAGCTGGTGGACCCGCATGCGCACGGCCATCAAAACGGGTGACGCTGACACCATGAACGAACTGGTGGAGTCGGCTCCCGCATCGGTTACAGGAGATGAGGGGGATTTGCCGCAGGGCGTTAATCTCAACATCAACCTGTCCCCGCAGCAACCACTACCGGATAAAGCACCAGAGATGGGCGGAGGTCCAACCGGCGACAGTGATGATGACCTCAAAACATTACTGAAAGCCCTGCTGGCTAAGCTGGAAGGAAATGCGACGGGCGATAACGACAATAAGCCTGACGATAATCCGACCGGTGACGGCGAGGACGATGAAGAGGAAACCACGATTACTGGTGACTCAGCCTGGCGTGCCGAAGTTATCATGCCGGGTATCGATCTGAGCCGTAAGGTGAAACCGACCGCGTTCAAACGTGATGTGCTGGCTGCCGCTGACAAAACACTGGTTCGCCAGGTTGTCGGTGATGCGGATATACGCAAATTGCCCAAGCAATCGGTCGATATGGCGTTTAACGCCGTGTCTGAGATTGCCAAAGGGCGAAACACCCGCAGCACCACGGGCGATGCACAACGTCCAAATATGGGCATGACCAGCATCGCTTCCCTGAACAAACAAAACGCCGACTTCTGGTCTAACCGCAAAGGATAATCCAATGACTGCATATCTGTACCGGATGCCTGTTGGCATTGCCGGGGCTATCTCTCGCCCGCAGGACTTAACCGTCGAATCGGTGATCCTTAAATCCGCTAACGCCTTCGCTGCCTATGGTCTGGCTGGCAAATATGACGCTGACGGCTTTTTCGTGCCGCTGGCGGACGGTGACACCGCCGACAAGGTGAAGGGGATCTACGTTCGTCCGTATCCGACCACATCGCAGCCAGACATGGTTCGCCAGGTGGGGACGGATAAGAACTTCCCGGGTGACGCCATGAAGCGTGGCTACATGACCGTTAATCTCGGTTCTGATTTTGATGCCAGCACCATCAAAAAAGGCGCCCCGGTATACGTTGTCGTCTCCACTGATGAATCCATCAAAGTGCCGCTGGGCGGTTTCATGTCCACGTCCGTCAGTGGCAAAAACGTGGCGCTGACCAACGCCGAATTCACAGGGGCCGGTGACGCTAACGGCAATGCAGAAATCTCCTGGAAGATTTAAGGAACAGACGAATGATTACTTTTGATCAGGCAACCGTTGATAGCTCTGGTGCCTTTCTCATCGGGGAGCTGGAGCGACTCGACCAGACGCTGAACCTGCCGCTGGTGGGTTACACCTGGACCCGCGATATTCAGCTGCGTGAAGACGTTTCTATCGCAGATGACATTTCCAGCTGGACTAACACCAGTTTTGGCGCTGCTGGTACTGGCGCAAATCCGAACGGTAAAAACTGGGTAGGCAAAGACTCCACTGCTATTGCTGGCGTGAATGTTGATATCGGCAAAGATGGCAATCCGCTGAACCTCTGGGGCATGGAACTGGGCTGGACCGTTGTAGAGCTGGCAGCAGCTCAGCAGGTAGGTCGCCCGATTGATACCCAGAAGTACGACGGGATGCAGCTCAAATGGCAGATGGACAACGACGAGCAGGTTTACATTGGCGATGATGCGCTCGGCCTGAAAGGGCTGGCAAACCTTGTCGGTGTGACGCTGAACAATGCGCCGAAGACCTGGGCGAACTCCACCAACGACGAGATTCTCGATAGCGTGAACAGCATTCTGTCGAATTCCTGGGCAGCATCCGGTTATTCCATCGTGCCTTCTGATCTGCGCATTCCGCCAGAGCAGTATTCACTGCTGGCGAGCCGTAAGGTTTCCGAAGCGGGTAACCAGTCACTGCTGACCTATCTGGCTGTGAACACTATCGCTTTCCACCAGAACGGCGTTCCGCTTGAAATCAAAGCGGTCAAATGGCTGAAAGGGCGTGGGGTTGGCGGTAAAGACCGTATGATCGCCTACACCAACGACAAGAAATACGTGCGCTATCCGCTGGTGCCGTTGCAGAGCGTTCCTATCCAGTATCGCGGTCTGTACCAGATTGCGACCTACTATGGCAAGCTCGGTGCGGTTGAGCCAGTGTACAAAGAAACCCTGTCCTACGTGGACGGTATCTGATAACCAGAACGGCCCCGAAAGGGGCCAGAAGGAAACTGAAAATGGCGAAAGAAAAGCTGGTTACCATCCATGTTCACACTCCGTTTACGCTGACGCTCGGCGATCAGTCAAAACAGGAGTTTGGCCGGGGGCGGCATAACGTACCGGAAGAGGTCGCGTCTCACTGGTTCACCCAGGCGCACTCTGAGCTTTCCGAAAGCGTGATTAGCGACACCGATGATCTGCAACCCATTATCGACAGCCTGCAAGCGCAGATTGCCGACAAAGATAAGCAGATTGTCGATAAAGATCAGTTGATTGCCGATCTGAAAGAAGCGCTGCTCAAGCTGCAAGAGCAGAACGACAGCCTGCAAGCGCAGATTGCTGCCGCCCAGACTGGCGGTAATGGGGCGAAAGATGCCAAAGAATCAAAGCCTGCCAACAGTAAGTGATTTTCGCCGCGACTTCCCGCAGTTTGCTGACCCTGCCAAATATCCCGAAGCGCAAATCGAGTTTCGTCTGAATCTGGCCGATGTGCTGCTAAGCGAAAAGGTCACCGGCAAAAAGTTGTTTCCGTATTTTGCCGAGTTGTTCGTTGCGCACTACATGACGCTTTGGGCGGCAGATAGCCGGGCGATGCTGGTTGGCGGCCCGGGCGGTTCAACCAATGGTGTTCAGTCCTCTAAGTCCGTTGACAAGGTAAGCATCAGCTATGACACCAGCGCGACGCTAAACCCTGACGCAGGCTTCTGGAATAACACCCGATATGGCGCTGAATTTTATCAGCTGATCACGATGTTTGGTGCGGGCGGTCGCCAGCTATGAGTTTCAAAAGCGGTGTGACAACGAGGGTGGATAACGCTCAGGCCATTCTGGATGCGCTCAGGTCGCTAACCAAAAAGGATGTGCTGGTCGGCATCCCTTCGGAAGACAGCGAGCGTGAAGATGTTCCGTTTGGTAATGCCGGGATCGGTTACGTCAACGAATACGGCTCACCAGCGCAAAACATCCCCCCACGCCCGCACCTGATCCCAGGCGTTAAATCGGTAGAGGAACAGACGGTGCCGCAGCTCAAAGCAGCGGCGCAGGCTGCGCTTGATGGAAATGCGGCGGGTGCGGAAAGAGCGCTTAACCGCGCCGGAACGCTGGCCGCGAATGGCGTCAGGCGTTACATGACCATTACCGGCTTTACACCGCTTGCTGATAGCACCGTTGAAGCACGCGCACGCCGTGGGCGCAAAGGGGCAAAAGAGGAACTTGCGCGGCGCGCTGCTGGTGAGTCTCCTGGAACCGATCTGGTGAAACCGCTAATCGACACCGGGCAATATCGCAGAGCTATTACCCATATTGTGAGAGATAAAGATGCCGACTCTTGATGTAACAGATGTGCTTTTTGACCCCGATTTTTGCGACTTCAATTTGTGGGTAACACGCCGTGTGCAAACGGTGGATGAGGATGGGATCGGCAGCGACAGAGAAGTTAAAAAGCAGTTTGCCGGAGTCGTAACTGTTGATCGCTCTCTGGAAAACCGCCGTATGCAGGCAGGGCAGGTGATCAGCGGTGCAATTCTGATTGTGACGACTGAGCGACTGACGCAGGGACAGACTGGCCGTGATGCCGATATCGTGACGTATCAGGGCCGTGATTATCGTGTGACCTTCGTCGACCCGTATACAGCTTATGGGGCCGGATTCGTTCAGGCGCATTGTGAGTTGATGCCGTTTGATGGGGGAACTCCGGTTGAGCAATAACACCAGTACAGAGCGCGGATGGTTAATACCAACCAGTGGCAATCCGGATTATGACGAAGCACTCGACAGGCTGTTAAGCCAGTGGATGCGTAACGTTTCCGGTCTGTCTGCCGGGATGGTTCGCCCGCGCTGGCAGAAAGAGCAGCCGCCACTGCTACCGGTTGAAACGAACTGGTGTGCGTTTGGGGTTATCGGATGGTCAGGTGATGACAGCCCGGCATTCACCAGACAGACCGATGATGGCTCTCAGCTCTGGCGGCATGAAACGATTGAGTGTATGGCTTCGTTTTATGGACCGGCGGGGATGGTGTATGCGTCCCGGTTTCGTGACGGTATATCTGTGCCGCAGAACAATGCAGCACTGAATGCGCTTGGGCTGTCTCTTGGCGATTACACAGGTCTGACTCCCTTCCCTGAACTTATTAATCAGCAATGGGTCCGCCGCTACGATATGACGGTGCGTCTGCGCCGGAAGGTTGTGCGCGAGTACGGTATTAAATCGCTGGTGGAAGCACCAGTCATCTTTTTCGGAGATTAAGCTATGGCACAGGGCTTGCCTGTATCAAACGTTGTTAATGTTGATGTGATCATGTCGCCGCGTGCAGCATCAGGGCGAAATTTTGGTGCATTACTCATTCTCGGCCCGTCCACAATCATTCCGGTAAGTGAGCGCATTCGCCGTTATTCTGCCGCGGAAGATATTGGAAAAGATTTTGGCGTGGAATCACCAGAATATAAGGCTGCGCAGGTGTTTTTCTCTCAATCACCGAAACCTCAGGAGGTTTTTGTTGGTCGTTGGGTGAAAACGAAGGGAGACAGCGAACAGGCCACGCCTGAGACGCTGGAGCAGGCTGTGAATGCCATGCTCGATTATACTTCATGGTATGGGCTGGGGATTGCAGACGATGCAGATATTCCGGATGCAGACTGGCTGAAAGTGGCTGCGGCGATCGAATCCTCTTCTGTAAGCCGTATTCTGGCGATTACGACAAGCGATGAGAAATGCCTGCAGACTGCATCCAGCGATGATTTGGCATCAAAACTGAAAACCGCCGGATATTCACGCAGTTTTATTCAGTATTCATCGGGTAATAAATACGCTGCGTTATCTGCATTTGGCCGGGCATTCACGGTTAATTTCAATGGCAGTAATACCGCGATTACGCTCAAGTTTAAGCAGGAGCCGGGCGTCGGGTATGAAACACTGACAGTCAGCCAGGCATCGGCACTTGATGCAAAAAACTGCAATGTATTCGTGCACTACCAGAATGATACGGCTATCCTCCAGCAGGGAGTGATGGCTAACGGCGATTTCTTTGATGAACGCCACGGCCTGGACTGGTTGCAGAACTACGTGCAGACCAACCTTTACAACCTGCTGTACACCTCGACTACCAAAATTCCGCAAACCGACGCGGGCGTTACCCGGTTAATGACCAACGTCGAAGCGTCACTCGACCAGGCGGTTAATAACGGCCTGGTGGCTCCGGGTGTATGGAATGGCGGCCCGATCGGCCAGATTGAATCAGGTGACACACTGACCAAGGGTTACTACGTCCACGCCGATTCAGTAGAAAACCAGGCGCAGTCCGACAGGGAAGCGCGTAAGTCGCCGGTGATTCAGGCGGCGATCAAACTGGCGGGTGCCATTCACTATGCTGACGTGCAGATCAATGTGGTGCGATAAGGAGCGACCATGAGCGGAACCTATAGTTTTATTGACGTCTCGGCATCCCTGACGGGCCCAACCGGTAGCATCGATCTGGGCTACGGCTCGGCGAACTCCGAAGAAGGCATTACGGTTGCGATGACCGAGGCAAAAAACACCATGACCGTCGGCGCCGATGGCGAGGTGATGCACAGCCTGCACGCCGGTAAGAGCGGCACTATCACGTTGACTTTGCTGAAAACCTCCCCGGTAAACAAAAAGCTCTCGCTGATGTACAACGCACAGAGCCTGTCCTCGGCGACGTGGGGCAATAACGTCATCGTCATTCGCAACAAAGTATCAGGTGATACCACTACAGCGCGTTCTTGTGCTTTCCAGAAGCAACCCGATCACGCTAACGCCAAAGTCGGCAATACGGTTTCCTGGGTCTTTGACTGCGGCAAGATTGACCAGCTGCTGGGGGAGTTTTAACAGATGGAATTTGAAATCAAAGGCGTTAATTATCGAACCGCCAAACTCGACGTATTCCAGCAACTGAAGGTAAGCCGTAAGCTGCTGCCGGTGCTGGCTGGGCTCGTTAGCGAATTTTCCACGCTGAAAGCGCAGGCCGCTGCGGGTAACTCTGGTGCAGTGCTGGAAAGCGTACTGCCGAAAATTGCCGATACGCTGGCCGCGCTGCCGGACGAGGACGTTAACGCGGTGATTCATCCGTGTCTGAGCGTCGTTTCCCGCCAGCACGAAAAGGGCTGGACGAAGGTGTTCGATCAGGGCGCGCTGATGTTCGACGATATCGACCTGTTCACGATGCTGCAGCTGGTGGCGCGGGTGGTCGCCGACAGCCTGGGAAATTTTTTGAAAGAACTCCCCGGCAGCGGGACGCCTACCCAGCCATAGGTCCTGTCCTCGAATCCATGCCAGAAGGTGAGGATTTCCTGATGCGCCCGGTGGATGCCGGGCTCATCCCTTACACCGCCCTGAAAGATGGATCAGTCGACCTGGCTGATATTGCCCGTATGAATGACTGGCTGGACCTGAAAGCCGATAACGAAAACCGTATAGCGAAATGGAGAGAGGCTAATGAACGCTGAAACGCTCAAGGACTTTCTGATCTCGCTTGGGTTCAAAGTTGATGAGGCTGGCGCCAGAAAATTCGATGCCGTCGTTGCCGGGACAACGCTTAAAGCGATTGAGCTGGGCGTCAAAGTTGAGGCGGCGGCGCTTTCCGTCGTTGCATTCACCGCGAAAATTGCCAGCGGTCTCGACGACCTGTACTGGGCCTCTCAGCGCACAGGCGCGACGGTGGAGGGCATTAAGCAGATTGGGTATGCGGTTAGTCAGGTTGGCGGCAGTGTCGACTGGGCCCGCGGCTCTCTCGAAAATCTTGCCCGGTTCATGCGTAACAATCCCGGCGCTGAGGGTTTCCTGAACCGGCTGGGGGTTCAAACGCGTGATGCCAGCGGCAACATGCGGGATATGGCGACGATCTTTACCGGCGTCGGCCAGCGTCTTAGCAGCATGCCGTACTACCGTGCAAACCAGTACGCACAGATGCTGGGTATTGATGAAAATACCCTGATGGCAATGCGCCGTGGTATTGGTGAGTACATGGGCCAGTACAACGCGATGAAAAAGGCCATCGGGTTCAATCCTGAACAGGCTGCTGCTGCGTCTAACAGGTTTATGACCTCACTCCGTTCCCTCGGCGAAATGGCCGGTATGGCGCGGGACAAAATCGGTTCCAGTCTGGCCGATGGTCTGACGGGCTCGCTGGACCGCCTGCGCCGTCAGATCATGGAGAATTTCCCGAAAATTGAAGGGGCTATCACTGCTGGTGTCAAAGGTGTCCTGTGGTTTGGTGAAATCATTGGCCGGGTGGTTTATCGGTTGATACAGCTCACAGGGGACATTATCAACTGGTGGAAATCACTCAGTACCGAAACCAGACAAGTTATTGAGGTATTTGGCGCATTGATGGTTGCATGGCGCCTTCTGAATACCGCCTTTGCGATGTCGCCCATTGGCCGTGTCTTTATGCTGGGAGCCGCGCTGATAGGTCTCTACGACGATTACCGTACGTGGAAAGAAGGCGGCCAGTCGCTCATAGACTGGGGGAAATGGGAGCCGGGTATCAAATATGCCCAAAAGGCTTTTGCCAGCCTGAGTAAGGACTTTGGTGGCATCTATCTGAAGGTTAAAGACCTTGGCTCTGCCATCGTCGATCTGGGTAAGCGATTCCTTGAATTCATTAATATCGATACGTCGAAATTTAATGGCAAATGGCTGTTTGACCAGATTATCGAAAGCGTCCGCAGTTCAATCAAAATCCTTGGTTCGCTGGTGGACGCTCTGCGAAAGGTTATTAGTGGCGATTTCTCAGGCGCATGGGATTCGCTTAAAGGCGCAGCCGCAGCGTGGAGTGATAGCCCGATTATTCAGGGTGCCGCCTCTGTCGGGCAGGGGTTATGGGATAAGGCTGTTGACTGGTGGAATGGTGATGCCACGCAGTACGGACAATCAGTGAAACGACCGTCACCTTCAAAAGCTGGCGCTCAGTTGCTTGGATGGATGGCCCCGATGATGGGTAAGCTGGAGGCTATGTATAACCTTCCTTCTGGTCTTCTGCGAAGTGTCGCTATCACTGAATCAGGGGGAAATCAGTTCGCTGTATCCGGTGCCGGCGCACAGGGAATGTTCCAGTTTATGCCTGGCACCGCTCGGGATATGGGGCTACGCGGGAATGATGTCTTCGACCCGATCAAGTCAGCGGAAGCGGCGGCGCGATATCTATCGATGCTCCTGCAGAAGAACGGCGGAGATCTGGGTAAAGCTCTGGCCTCGTATAACTGGGGGATCGGTAACGTGCAGAAATACGGCATGGCGCTGATGCCGCAGGAAACCAGGCAATATATCCCGAAGGTGTTGAGCAATATGCCGGGGGCTGGCGCGACATTGAACCAGAATACCGTTATCAACATTTCTGGTGTCAGCGATCCGAGAGAGGCGGGGAAAATCGTCTCTGAAAGCCAGGGCAACGTTAATGCACGCGCTACCCAGCAACTAACCAGGGGGCCGAGCTGATGGATATTCTTTCAACCCTTTTCCAGCAGCGGAGCCGCCGTATTGGTCTGATGATACCCGATGTGGTGGTTTCAGAGCGTCATAGCGATGCTCTGGAGGTGACAGAGCATCCAGTTGAAAGGCCTACAAGCGCAGGAACAGGGTTCATTGCAGACCATGCATATCGGCGCCCGTCAGAAGTCGTTATGGAGATAGGCTTTGCTGGTGGTGGTTCCTTGCTGGATTTTTATGATACAGCAGGCATCGGGCTGTCTACGCCCCTTAACAACATGGGGCCTAAGGAAGTCTATGCTGAGCTGCTCAAAATGCAGCAGGAAAGGCAGTTGCTTGATGTAACCACCGGGAAGCGTCTTTATACCAATATGGTGATCCGCTCTCTGGATGTGACGACCGAACGTACCAGCGAAAACGTACTGATGGCGACAGTTACACTGAGGGAAATAATCACCAGCCAAACGCAGACAGTCAGCGTGGCAGCGAAGGAAAACATGAAAGAGGGGGTAAACACGTCAGCGGTGCAAAATTCAGGAGTAAAGACACCGACTCCGAAAGATGAGTCGCTAATAAGCCGGTTTGTCGGTTTCATCTCGGGAGGTTAAATGGCTGTTTCAGAAATCCCTCTATCACCAGAAAACCAGCGATTCTCCATATCTGTTGCAGGTCAAAGCCTGCAAATGGCTGTCACCTGGCGTGCTGCTTTCTGGTGTCTGGATATTATGGACAGTACCGGGGCCGACCTGATAAAGGGGATCCCGCTTATCACCGGCGCCAACCTGCTGGCTCAGTATCGCTATCTCGGGCTTGGCTTTTCGCTCTATGTCAATTGCGACGACCCAGCAAATGATAATCCAACCCAAACCGACCTCGGCATTAAAAGCCATCTCTACGCAGTAACGGAGTGATTATGTCTCAGAACTGGATGCGGCACTTTGAGCTGCAGCTTATTGACGACAAGGGTGATGGTGTTTCGCTGTCGGATTTTAAGGTGACGTTTAATATCCAGAAGATGCCCGCGACTATCTTTAACGGATTCGTGGGTAACTTCAAAATCTACAATCTGTCGCCGGAGACACAAAACCGGATCATGGGTAAAGAGTTTACTCGTGTAAGGGCTATTGCCGGGTATAACGGCACAGCAGACAGCAGTGGTAACTATCCTGATAAAAATGTGGGGATCATCTTTAACGGTGATATTCGCTTTACCGTTACCGGAAAAGATAACGTCACCGATAGTTGGGTGCTCATCCAGTGTATTGATGGCTGGGAGGGGCATCTCAACGCCAGCGTGAAAACGACAGTATCGGCAGGCTGGAAGCATGCTGACCTGTTTGATTTGGGTATGCAGTCCCTTAGCCATTATGGCATTACAGAGGGAAGCAGGCCGGATTTTGGTCCAACTGTATTCCCCCGCGGCCGCACTATTTATCAGAACACTGGACGCCTGATGTACAGCCTTGCAGGGCAATGTAAGGCTAATTGGTGGTACGAAAACAACCAGGTGCATATTGTTCCTGATGATAAGTACATACAGGAAGCGATTGTACTGAACGCCAATACGGGCCTGATCGGTATGCCTCAGCAGACGATGGGCGCCGGGGTAAATGTGCGCTGTCTGATAAACCCGAATATTAAGCTTGGTGGGCTTATCAGGCTGGATCAGGCCTCTGTATATCGTCAGGCTCTCGGTAATGACCAGGTTGGCCAGTCACCAGGTATCTTAGGCGAAAGTACCACAGACGGTAACATCTATGTCGATGGGCTTCCCGGGTCGCAGCTGGCGGCAATCAATACCGATGGTGATTACATTGTCGGCAGCATTGACTATACTGGCGATACTCGCGGGCAGGCGTGGTATATGGACCTGCTGTGTCTGGCGAAAGGGGCTCGGGATTTGCTCAACTCAAAAGGTTTGGATGCGGCGCAATACTCATGAAGAAAATCATTACTGCTTGTATTTTTTCCCTCTTCCTTTCCGCCCCTGCTTTTGCGGATACTTCCTGCGGACCGTTTGGGATCAACTGGAAGGCGCAGGATGGATTTGCGCGGATAAACGGCGCTAAGCCAGAGTCGCAGAAGATTACATTTCTAAAGGTAAAAAATGATTACAACAATGTGAAAATACAGTGGATGCTTCCTGACGCCAGATCTGGGCGTTGGCTTGGAATGGATTTTGTCGCCCGAAACGGCAAGCCTATCCTCAACGTCGAAGTGATCCGCAAGAACATGGACGAGCCCAGAGAGTTCTGGACGTACGACTGTCGGAAGGTGAAGTAATCTGGTTGCTCGCTATTTTATGTGCTTAAAGGCAGGGTAGGTAAGCGTTATGTCAAATTTTCTCACCGGTGTAAAAATTGATCATCCGCCTATCCCTTGCGAAGACCTGAAATGTGAACAGGAGAGAACGGGGGATATTTTTATTAATTACCCCGTTAATGGAGAAAGATTTTCCCCAGAAAATCCCGCCGACAATGCATTTAACGTTAAAACACCAAGCGGTAGTGATTAAGCTCATTTAATCCCCTAATCTGTTTCAAAAACAGGAGGGGAAATGAACGCTTACGACTACAAGAAAGCAGTTTACCGGATAGCAAGGCATGAGGCTGGTCATTGGCTTGCAGCCTACATCTTGGGATGGGATCCAAAAAAAATTGAACTAAAAGTTCCCAGCTCGGAAAATAGTCATTATGGCTATGCGTTATGCGCCTATAAAGTAAATTTAGAGACTATATGTGATGTCAGAGATTACGCTCGTGGCAGAGTTAAGGTGCTCTATTGTGGTGCATATGCTGATGGTTATGATGGATATAATTTTGACTATGAAAGAATAGGGCGTGAGATGGGGCGCACAGGTGGTGCGTATTCTGATTTTTGGAAAGCCGAAGAGATATATTTCTTTTATTATAATTGCCTTGAGAGTAAAGGTGATTGGGAGTACGAATTTAATCCTATTGTGAACGACGTTAAATTGTTAGTCAGAATGCATCATGACTTCCTTGATTCTGTTGGAAATTATGCAAAAGATAAAGCTTTGAACATCGGTGATGTTATAGAGATAACTCCTGATACTCTCAAAACCTTGTTCATAGAAAGTAAGATAAGACTCCCTTCTTATTAGCTTATAGTTAAGAAGCCCGCTCCGGCGGGTTTTTTAATGCCGGAGTAAACCAAATGCCCGTAGCACTAAACTCCCAGCTCGGCAGTAAAGAGCAGGCAGACGCACAACTGGCGCAGGCGATCATGTCTGCAATGCGCGTCTCCATGCCTGGCATCATTCAGTCGTTTGATCCGGACGCCGTCACCGCTGTTGTTCAGCCAGCCATTAAAGGCGCAGAGCAGGACGAATCCGGCGCCGAGGTATCGGTAAACCTCCCGCTACTGGTAGATGTTCCTGTCATCTTCCCTCGCGGCGGAGGTTGCACGCTGACTTTTCCTGTTAAGGCTGGTGATGAATGCCTTGTTATCTTTGCAGACCGCTGTATTGATTTCTGGTGGCAAAGCGGAGGTATTCAGGAGCCAGTAGACGAGCGCATGCATGATTTATCCGATGCCTTCTGCATTGTTGGTCCGCAGTCGCAGGCAAAGAAAATAGGCGGTATCAGCACCAGTGCGGTAGAGCTGCGCAGTGATGACGGGGAAACAAAGTTGAGCCTTAATCCTGCCAGCGGAGCTATCAACGGTACGGCGCCGGGAGGTTTTAACCTGAACGGGCTTAAAATTCTTTCTGACGGCCGCCTGCAGCTGGTGGATGGCTCAGTCGTTGATAAGCATACGCATGGTGGCGTTGAGCCTGGTGGCAGCAGTACAGCACCACTCGGAGGATGATATGCGATACCGTCGAGAAGATGACGATGGGGATTACACCTTCGGTCAGGGCGATGATACGTGGCTGGTTAACTCCCCAGAGGCTGTCGCGCAGGCCATAAAAACGCGATTTCTGCTTTGGTACGGGCAGTGGTTTCTGGACACCACAGAAGGTACGCCATGGATTCAGTCCGTTCTGGGTAAGCAAAGGCCGGATACCTACAACCTCGCTATCCGTAAGCGGATCCTAGAAACGCAGGGGGTTAGCTCAATCACTGCATTTAACACCACCGTTGACGGTACCACGCGCCGTGTAACGTTCACAGCAACGGTGGAAACCATCTACGGGACAACCACAGTAACTTCGGAGGCGTAATGGCTCTGGACCTCGACACACTCGGCTTATCGGCAACGGTAACCGCTGAGGGGATAAGTGCGCCTGATTATCAGACGATACTCAGCACCCTGATTAGCTATTTTCAGCAGATTTATGGCAGTGATGCCTATCTCGACCCGGACAGCAAAGACGGACAGATGGTCGCTCTGGTGGCTCTGGCCATTCACGATGCCAACAACACGGCCATTTCTGTTTACCGGTCATTTTCTCCGTCGACGGCGCTGGACGATGCATTAACCAGTAACGTCAAAATTAACGGCATCACTCGCCGTGCTGCGACAAACTCTACGGTCGATGAGCTGATCGAAGGTGAGGCCGGAACGTTAATCACAAACGGCTCTGTGAAAGATGCCAACGGCATCATCTGGAATCTTCCTGCTCAGGTGACAATTGGTATTGATGGGACGGTTATTGCTACAGCGACGTGTTCTGTTGCTGGCGCTGTGGCGGCCCCTGCCGGGTCAGTCAATAAGATAAACACCCCGACACGTGGTTGGGTATCAGTAACTAACCCTCAAGCGGCCACGGTAGGTGTTGCTGCTGAAACAAATGCTGAATTGCGTGTCCGGCAATCACAGAGCGTTGCTTTACCGTCTCTGACGCCGTTTGAGGCGGTAGATGGTGCGATAGCAAATATCAGCGGCGTAACGCGACATAAGCTGTATGAGAACGATACAGATACCACTGATGTAAATGGCCTTCCTCCGCACTCAATCGCGGCTATTGTCGAAGGTGGTGATGCGACGGTCATTGCAAACAGTATTCGTGGTGTTAAAGGGCAGGGCGTAACACCATACGGTAGTACGGTGATTGTTGTGCCTGATAAGTACGGAAACCCTCACCCGGTAGGTTTTTCAAGACCGGTCGATGTACCCATTTACGTCAAAATCACTATCGAGCCCCTTACGGGCTACACATCCCAGGTCGGCGAAGAGATAAAGGCGGCTGTATCTGCCTACATTAACTCTCTGGCAATCGGCGCCAGCGTTCTTCTCAGTCGCGTTTACTCACCGGCTAACCTGGGCGTCGTCAGTGGAGGTAATGCCAGGTATTACGACATTACCGAGTTGCTGATCGGGACGTCTGCCGGTGGCGTAGCCGCGGCAAACGTGGATATTGCCTTTGACCAGTCAGCATCCTGCGCCGTCAGCAATATTAATCTGGTGGTCTCATGAGCAGATACACTGACCGCATAACAAACTACCACGCCGGTAAACCAAAGTTCTTTGCACACGTTGACCTGTCCACCAGGCCACTGAGCGATGTTTCCGATGCAATGTCACGGCTAATACCCGATTTTGATATTGATACCGCCATTGGCGTGCAGCTTGACGTTGTAGGCGAATGGGTTGGTCGTTCCCGTCGCGTGGCAACACCGGTAACCGGGATTTATTTTTCGTGGGACACCGAACGGGTTGGCTGGGATCAGGGGGTCTGGCAGGGACCATATGACCCAAACGACGGTTTTATCGATCTAAGCGATGAAATATATCGGCTAATGCTGAAGGTGAAAGTGGCGATAAACAACTGGGATGGTCAGAACGATTCGCTGCCTTCAATTCTTGATGCCGCCCTTGCCGGGTCCGGGATCCGCATGGCTATTGTCGACAACCAGGATATGTCGATTTCCATCTGGATACTCGGTGACCCATCGGTAGCCCTAAGTGAAATAGACCGGTTAATTCTGGATAGCGCCGTCAATAAAGGCCCCTTTATCGCATTACCGGCAGGTTACGTACCATCGCGCTATGACATTAACCCGATTGACCAGGTTAACAGCGAGCTATGGTGGGCGATTCAAAACGGTTATATGACGGTTAAGGCCGCCGGAGTTCGTGTCCGTGAAATAGAGACCGTCAGTGATGGTTATCAGTTTTTTGGCTTCGATATCGAAAATGACTATATCGCTGGCTTCGACCGCGGGTCATGGGGAGAGAGATTTTAATGGCGACTAACGATTTTAAACCCTTCGCTACTGGTAGCGGGGCAAACGTATTATCACAAGCTGATTATGACGCACTGTCGGCCAGAACAACTGGCTTTTTAAGTGGCAAAGCGTCTTCGGCCCAGGTCAACAAAGCTTTAAGGCAGGCATCAACTATTGCGGCGGTTGTGGCGCAGTTTATTTCGGATAACAGCGGCGATGACACCCTTGATAACGGTAATTTACCTACCTTACTGGCTAGTCTCGAAAGCGCCCTCCTCAAGTCCTCCCCTGGGCGGTTACAGAATATCGTTAGCTTTACCGCAAATGGTACCTACACCCCATCGCCAGGAACCAAACATGTAAAAGTTATTGTTACTGGCGGTGGCGGCGGTGGTGGTGGTTGTCAGGGAACTTCCGGATCTGAATCAGTTTCAGGTGGCGGCGGCGGTGCTGGTGGTACGGCCATTGGTTATTTTGCTGTAACTGAATCCAGCTATGCAGTCACTGTAGGTGCTGGTGGTTCTGCTGGCGTTGGTGCTGTCCAGGGTGGAACAGGCGGAACCTCAATCATTAACGGCATTAGCGGATTGGGCGGAGATGGTGGTCAGAAATCAGGGATCACTACGCTGGCTGGCGGGAAAGGCGGTGTTTCTATTGGTGGCTCCGTTAACCTTCCAGGAGGTTACGGCACTGATGGGCAAAATGGCTCCCTGATTATCCCCGGCAATGGTGGATCATCATATTGGGGCGGCGGTGGTCGTGGGGGCGCACGCGGGGGCGTGGCCGGGGATTGTTATGGTTCTGGTGGTGGTGCATATGATGCTGCCATGTCTGGTAACTCTTACAATGGCGGACAAGGGAAAGCGGGAATTGTATATATTGAGGAATATTCTTAATGGTAAGCAAGTATGCAGTTCTGAAAGAAGGCGTCGTGGATAACATTATTGTTGCTGATGATAATTACTCTCCTGATGATTTAGAGGTAGTAAAATATAGCGACGAAACATTTTGCCAGCCAGGCATGTTGTACAATAAAGAGGATGGTTTATTTTATGATGATAAATAATCATCAAGAATAAATAACATTATCTACATATCTACACATTACCAATCAACCGGCTTATGCCGGTTTTTTATTGGGGCGACCATGAGTGAATACGATACCGGCAATCCTGTGCCGTCTGCATCAATACCTGATGCATGGGATAATATGCAGTCTATTGACAGGTTCGCTAATAGTAGTGATGAAACTATTACCACGCGTACAGGTAAACAGTTAGACACTCTGCATGGCATCAATGTAAAGGCTGATAGCCAACGTACTGAACAACAAGATTCCTTTGAATTATCTCAATCCGAAAGAGAGTCCTCTTTCGAAGAAAAATCAAATGAATTTGAATCGCGCTTCTCTTCTCAGCTATCAACACAGGAGTCAACATTTTCCGAATCTCAAACGGATAAAGAAAATCGCTTTCAGCAGTTTCTTCTTTCATCCGGTTATGTCTTCCTGGGGGATTACGGAAATGGCCCATTCCAGTTTAGCGCCCGCAACCAGTACATCCGTTACTGGATTTGCCCCTATATTTCCAGACATCTGTTATCACTTAACCCATTACAAGCCCGC